TTAAAAACGGAAGTCGCTATGTTTATGCTTACTACGGTGACGATAAGACAATGAGCCTATCTCCGGATGATGTTTTACACATTAAGTCACTCGGGCCATCAATAAAAACAGGTAAATCAGTCATTCAAACTCATGCTGAGACGATTGGCTTGGGGTTAGATGCTCGCAAATTTGCGAGCAGTTTTTTCGGTGGGAATGCTCGTCCTGCAGGTATTCTTTCAGTTAAGACACCGCTGAATAGCAATGCGTGGGAAAACTTTAAAAAAATGTGGCAAACCGCACAAGAAAAGCTGAGAAGTGAAGAGAATAAAACAATACTACTTCCTGCTGAGCTTGATTATAAGGCTTTGACCGTGTCACCAGTCGATACTGAGCTTCTTTCGATGATGAAGCTTAATCGTTCAGAGATTGCCGGTATATTTAATGTTCCAGCACACATGATCAACGATTTGGAGAAAGCGACATTTTCCAACATCTCCGAACAGACAATCCAGTTTATTCGATTCAGCGTTATGCCATGGGTGGTCAATTGGGAGCAGGAACTAAACCGAAAAATCTTTACTGAAGCAGAGCGTAAAGCTGGTTACTTCGTGAAGTTTAATCTTGCTGGGATTATGCGTGGTACTGCAGGTGAGCGCGCAACATTCTACCATGCAGCCATCACTGATGGTTGGATGTCGAGAAATGAGGCTCGTCAGCTTGAAGATATGAATCCGGTTGATGGACTTGATGAAATGTTGGTTAGCGTGAATGCGGCAAAGCAAGCAAATAATAAACAAACGGAGAACACAAATGAGTGATGTAGAAAAGCGCTCCTACGCAGGCGAAGTGCGAGCGGAAAGCCGAGATAATGAACCTACGCACATTATCGGTTATGGTTCCGTGTTCAACACTATGTCTGAAGTAATGTGGGGTTTTCGCGAAATCATTATGCCAGGTGCATTTGATGATGTGCTTGAAGATGATGTGCGCGGGTTGTTTAATCACGACCCAAATTTCATTCTGGGACGCAGTAAAGCTGGTACGTTGAGCCTATCAGTTGATGAAACAGGCCTTAAATACGACATTATTGCACCAGATAATCCAACTATTCGTGATTTAGTTATTGCACCGCTAAAACGTGGTGATATTACTCAATCATCTTTTGCGTTTAAGATCGCACGTAATGGAGATGAATGGCATGAAAATGATGATGGTGTAATCATCCGTGAAATTCATAAAATTTCACGCCTTTATGATGTCAGTCCTGTGACTTATCCCGCTTACCAAGAAGCAAGCAGCACAGCTCGCTCACTTGAAGCGTGGAAAGAAGCTCGAGACTCAGGAGCAATTACTAAAGCGGTATCACAAAAAGCCGCACGTGAGCGATTATTAAGCTTAATTAGCGCTAAATAAAAGCAAATTTTTATCAATACGAGCCGCAATAATGCGGCTTTTTTCATTTAAAGAAAGAGGAAAAATCATGGCTAAATTACATGAACTTCAAGAAAAACGTCGTAATATCGCGGCTCAAATGCGTCAATTGAATGATGAAATTGGCGAAAAAACATGGACTGAAGAACAACGAACTAAGTGGGATTCGATGAAATCCGAGTTAGGCGGTGTTGAATCACAAATTGAGCGCGAAGAATCATTACGATCAACCGATGCTTTATTTGTTGAAGAACAACGTCAAATTGAAACTGAATCAAAACCGGTTATTGATGTAGAAGTTAAACGTTCACAAGCATTTAATTCGTTCTTGCGTCGTGGCTTAGGTGAATTAAGTCAAGAAGAACGTCAAGTGATGGCAGAACTTCGCGCACAAGCGTCAGGCACGGACAATAAAGGTGGTTACACCGTGCCTAAAGAAATGCAGGCTCGTATTGCGGAACAAATGAAAGCTTTTGGTGGTATCGCGAGCGTTGCTCAAATCCTTAACACTGCAGACGGTCGCGTTATTACTTGGGCGACTGCAAACGGCACCGCTGAAGAAGGTGAATTAATTGGCGAAAATGCGGCAGCAACTGAATTAGATACTGAATTTGGCACAGCTGAGCTTGGTGCGAAAAAACTCTCATCAAAAATTATCCGCGTATCAAACGAATTGTTACAAGATTCAGGTGTGGATATCGAAGAGTATTTATCTCGTCGAATTGCAGAGCGTATTGGTCGTGCAGAAGCTAAATATCTTATCCAAGGTACTGGCGTTGGCTCACCTGCTCAACCTAAAGGCTTGCAAACCGCAGTTACTGGTGTAACACAAGCGGCAGCCGCTGCAGTGGCATGGCAAGATTTTAACGCATTGATCCACTCAGTAGATCCTGCCTATCGAAATGTTGGCAATACTCGCCTTGCTTTCAACGACAATACGTTAAAAACGTTGAAAGAAATGGTGGATGGACAAAAACGTCCGTTATGGTTGCCTGATGTTGCTGGCGTTGCTCCTGCAACCATCTTAGGACATCAATATGTGATTGACCAAGGCATCGAAGATATTGGTTCAGGTAAGAAATTTGCTTACTTTGGTGACTTCAGTCGTTTCATTATTCGTCGCGTGTCAGGTATGACATTGCGTCGCTTAGTGGAACGTTACGCAGAGTTCGACCAAGTAGGTTTCTTGGCATTCCATCGCTTTGACTGTGTACTCGAAGATGTGTCAGCGATTAAAGCATTAACAGGTAAATAGTCAAAAGTGCGGTCAGAAATGGCCGCATTTTTATTTGGGGGATGAATGGAAATCACACTAGACGAAATTAAGTTGCAATGTCGCATTGATCATGATGAGGAAGATGATTTGTTGTCTGGCTATCTAGTTGCAGCAAAGGCGATGATTGAGAACCACACGAATAGAGTGCTTTTTAATACATTGCCCGAAGAAAAACCAATTAATGCACAAGAAATCACTGGCGATTTGAAGATAGCCATATTAATGCTTATCGCTTATCTATATGAAAACCGTAGTGGATGGAATGAAGGGCAAGGTGTAACAAACTTTGATTTACCTCCAACTGTTAAAGCCATCATTGAACGTTATCGTTTTATAGATGTGTAGGTGATTAAGATGAACATAGGAAAGCTACGTCACAGAATTACTTTGTTGCGGCAAGTTAATGAAGTGAATAATTACGGTGCAAGTACTCAAACCTGGAAGAGAGTAGCTACTGTTTGGGCTGATGTTAGACCATTATCAGGCCGAGAATACTTTTCTGCTCAACAGGTGCAGTCAGAAATCACTACACAGATATGGCTACGCCATATAGATGGTATTAAGCCGTCAATGAGGGTTGAGTTTGGTAAACGTTTCTTGGAAATTGTTGCCGTGCTTAACACCCAAGAACGCAACGTTTCTCTACAATTAATGTGTAAAGAGGCAGTTGATGGGTAATGTCAAGGTTGAGGGATTATCTCAAATACACAAAGCTTTGAGTGAGCTTGGTCGTAAGGTCTCTAACAAGATTGCAGTTAAAGCGATGAGAGAGGGCGGAAAGATTGTGCGAGAGCAAGCAAGACAAAATGCACCTGTTCTTTCCCAGAGTACGCCATATAGACGAGCTGGCACGCTCAAAAAAGCGATTAAGAGCAGCACGAAAGTCTTAAAGAACGGCAAAATCGGTACTGTGATTAGAGTTAAAGCCCTTACGGCTAAGCAGAGAGAGGCCTTTAAGGCGAAGAACGCAAGTAGCGGAGCTTACAATCCGAAAGATCCGTTTTACTGGCGTTTTGTTGAGTTTGGCACTTCAAAAATGCCAGCTAAGCCATTCCTGAGGCCGGCATTTGAGCAGACCAAAGAAAAGGCTGCGACAGAAATCATCAAAACGTTAAAAGATGGAATTGAGAGTGAGGCAGGTAAATGATACAGCAAGACATTTTCAAGGCTTTATCGCCACTTGTTGAAGATCGGTGTTTTTACGGATTTATTCCAGACACCAACAAGAAATTCCCTGTCATTGTCTATCAATTTATCAATATTTCGCCAAATTCTGCTCTGGAAGATGGTGATTTAGATGATTTTATGGTGCAAATCGACATATACAGCCCAAATCCAGATGATGTGATGGCGCTAAGAAAACCGATATTTAGTGCGTTAGAGCAAAAATTTGACTATGCGGAGCGTAGTAATGACTTATCAGACTATGAGCCTGACACAAAACTACACCGCAGAACAATCAATTACCAAATTGCTTATGGAGAATAACAATGGCAACACAAACAACCCCTTTTCAAGGGACTAAGTTTTATTTAGGCGTTGGCTACGACACAGAGAAAGCTATCACAGCTTGTACTGTTACGCCAAATGCCACAATTACCGCAACAGGTAACGGCTTAAAGACTGGTGATTTTATCCGAATTACTGGCTTAGGAGCGTTAGATGGTTGCTATCCTGTGAAATCTGTTTCTACTGATACAGTAACACTTGCAGACGAAGTGGATTGGAAAGGTTTCGATAAACCTACTGACTTTACTAAGGCGAAAGTCTCAAAAATCCAATTATCAAGCAACTTCTGTGCGATTAAACAGATTGATGGTGATGGCGATACATTGGGTGAAACTGACATCACCACAATGTGTTCAGAGGGTACAGAAACAGAAGCAGGTGAGATTGAATACGGTTCAATTAAGCTATCTTTCTACTACGCACCGGCAACCACAATGCAACAAGATTTGCGTAAAAAATTCTACAACAAAGAAACGTTCCCTTGGTTGATGATTTTGAAAAACAATCAGGGTGCTTTATATGGTACTGGCTTTATTCAAACATCACCTAACTTCAGCGGTGAAGTGAAAGGTAAGTTTGAGTCAGGTGTAACCATCAAAAAAGCAAAACGTGATTACTTACTGCCAACAGTAGCTTAATCAATAAGACCGAGAGTTAATCCTCTCGGTTTTCTTTTTCTAAGGCGGAATAAATGAATTTAAGAGATAAACTTTTATCACACAAACCAAAAGTTAAACCAGTCGAGATTTTAGGTGATACCTATTACATCCGTGAGTTTACCGTTGGCGAAATGAATAAAGCCTTATATGGACAACAACAAGAATTAGTGCGAATTGCTGAAAGTCAAGGCATTACGCTTGATTTTACTAACGAAGATACATTGACCGAGCAATTAGCCAAAGTTTACGACAAGCACAAATTAACTCGCACAATCGCAATGCGTTTATGCGATGAGTACGGTGAAAACCTATTTAATGCCGAAGATGAAAACGATTTAGAGGCGTTATCTCAACTCGATAAAGCTGTCATTGAGCAACTTAACCAAGCCATTATGGACGGTGAACCAAAAAACTCACCAGCCGAAGAAAGTTCCAAATAAACCTGTCACTTTCTCTCGGTAAAACGCTAGAAGAA